TTCTCCATTCTACCTATCGGCACAAAGCCACCCTCAGCTCTTAAATCCATCTCCTGTCCACCCATATCTAATAGTGGCATAGTTCTTTTGGCTACCGGCTCATCTTTCATAGAACCACCTTCAGCCTTGAATGCACCGTATAACACACCGTAAGGATCTGTATATGCTCTTGGATCTATCTGACCACCGACTGATCCAGTAAATCCTGCTGGTTGTTCTTCCTCCTCTTGTCCAAATAGTAATGGTGCTGCTGATAATAATCCAGCTCCTGCTAACATTCTTTGTCCTTTTTCAAGATCCATGAATCTTTTAAATAAACTAGCCTTACTTGCTCCAAAAGGTATAGCGCTTGCAGCTGCAAATAATCCTAATCTACCAACAGGACTTTTAACTATCTTCTTAACTGCTCTTGTTGCTTTCTTAACTAACTTACCTAAAAAATATTGTTGTCTACCTGCAGCATCCATGATGCCTCCACCTATCATACCACCATCAGCAGCTGTTAAAACTGGTCCGTATGTTGTAGTTTTATCATCCATTCTTTTTTGTAATTCTTTAAATATAGCTTTTTCTTCTGGTGTTGGTTCAGGACCTACGCCTGAATCAAACTGTTTTTGTTTCTTTTCATATTGTCTATATTGTTGCAAACCTAATGGATTTAAATCAGCCATAGCGTTATCTAAAAAATCAACTTGTTTAATATCTTGTTGAAAAGGTGTATCTAAACTATCTCCAGGTGCAGTTTTTAATCCTATGTCTGGAGTCAAACTCATATCATCATCGATTGTTATCTTTGGTGTCATTTTACTTTGTAATTGATTTAAATAACTTTTTGAAAAAGGTAGTTCGGGACTTACTTGATCTAATAAAGTAGTGTCATCATCGTCGTCAGTAGAAACACCAGTGGGTCCTCGTACTTTACTTAAAAAATCTGCTAACGTGTTTGATGTTTTAAATTTTTCAACTACATTAGGTATTCCCATAATACCTCTTGTTGCAAGGCCAAGAACAGGATTAACAAAACCTAATAAAGTTGCTAGTGGATTAAAACCAAATCTACCAGGTCTGTTCATATCAATTACATTTTTTCGTTCTCTGATACCTAAATTTCTAGCTTGTTTTTGTTCTGCTTTTTGAAATATTTCTTTTAAGTTTCTTACTCTTGAATCAAATTGTGATTTAGTTTCACTTGGTCCTCTACCAGAAAAACGTGCGTTATCTCTAGCTCCTCCCCCTGCATCCGTATCAGCACCCCCTGCTCCACCGCCACCTATATCACCAAAACTATCTAATGATATAATACCTGCTGGACCTTGGTTAGGGCCTTTTTTAAGAGATCCATGTATGTCTTCTTTTAATAATAATTTTTTTTCTGCTTCTGTTATGTATGCTAATTCTGTTGGTGGTTTATCAGGACCTGATTGCCATTTTCTAGGCGCAACAACCTGTGGTTGTTTACCCAGATAGTTATCAACACCTCCCTGTACTACAGGTTCGGTGCCTTTTTTTAACATCTGTCTTGCTTGTTGTGCTCTAGTTATGGCCATCGTTCTATCTTATTTTGTTTCCCCAAATAAATCAAGGCTTGGCATGATAACCCTAACATCTTTTCTTATGTCAGATTCTGGTATATTTTTAGCTTTCCACTCGGAATCGTCCTTATATACCTCGCCTGTCTTCATATTAGTTATTGTTGTTATAATCTCTTTTGGTTCTATTACTGGGACATCTTTCATTATGCTGTTACCTCTCTTGGCTGTATTTCTAATATAGAGGCTATGACGTGCAGCTCATTCGCGTCAGCA